AAAAAAAGGAGTAAAGCAATGGCTTTAGCAAATGCAGGTACATCGGTTTCTAATTCGTTCATAGAAATGTGGTCGGATGACGTGAAACAAGCGTACCAACAACAACAATCAAAATTAGTTGACACAGTTAGAGTTGTAAGAAACGTAACTGGTTCAACTTACAAATTCCACAAACTATCAAAAGGTGGAAGTTTAAAAAACAAAGATAGATTTGCAGACATCATCGCAATGTCAGACACATCTAAATCTGTAGGTAGTGGTACTTACGTAGGTGGCACAGCACAGAACAGTGTTGTATCAGCGACGTTGAACAACTTCCATTCAGGTGAGTATGTGGATGATTTAGACATGTTTAAGACAAACATCGATTTAAGATCTACGTTTGCTCAATCTATCGCAAGTGCATTATCAAGAGCAGTTGACCAAGAAATCATCGACGCTTTAGATACAAATGCTACTACAGATGCAAATCCATTTAACTTTGCTGGATTAACAAAAGCAAATTTATTAAAGGTACATGAAAGACTAAATGAAAAAGATGTGCCAACTAATGACAGATGCTTGATCATATCTCCAGCCGCGTTAACTGATCTATTAACAGACACTACGTTAGTATCATCAGACAATGGTTTGATCACAAACACAGCGTTAGCAACAGGCTACATACCGTCAGTGTTCGGTTTCAAAGTTGTGATTTCCAATTTATTGGACAACACAGGAACTACATCAGGTGTGAGAACTTGTTTCGCGATACAGAAAGACGCAGTAGGTTTAGCGTTAGCACAAGACATGACTGCTAGAATCGACTACGTTCCACACAAAGCATCGCACCTAGTATTAGGTACAATGTCTGGTGGTTCAACAGTTATCGACGCAGAGGGTGTCGTAACTGTAAACGTAACAGAGTAATAAATATTATAGGATTTTTTCCTATAATCTTTTAACGTTAAGGCAGGCCCTTTCGGGGGCCTGTCTTTTTTTTTGTGTATAAATAACACTACAACCAAAAGGGATTCCACTTTATGACGGAAACAAACATTTCAATATCAAACAAGGCACTGACCAAATGTGGTGCCGGCACAATAGCAAGTTTCACTGAAGGATCACACGAAGCCAATGTGTGTTCTACCATGTACGAGACCACCAAACAGGGTCTGTTGTACTACACGTTCTGGAACTTTGCCATAATCAAACAGGCCATGAACAGGCTCAACGAGACACCCACTGACAAGAATTTCACTTACGTACATTCATTACCAGGTGACATCATCAGGATCAAATCGGTGTTCAATGATCAAGGTCTGTACTTGGATGAATATGCAGTGGAAGGACAGAAGATCTACAGCAATCACCAAACTCTGTTCTTGGAATACGTGCAGGACATGGATGAGGACAATTTTCCGGTGTTCTTCGTGGAAGCACTGGTTGCCAAAGTGGCCTATGAAATCAACGAGGCCATCACTGGTATAGGCACCCTAAATGACAGGTTGCTGAATGACTTCAACATCAAATTGAGAGCGGCAAGGATAGCAGATGGACAAGAAAATCCACCAACCAACGTGATGCCAGCGGGCAGACTGATCGAGGCTCACTTGGGCAATGTTTCAAGTTCAAATTCACGTTATCTACGTCATGAAAGTTAATGGCCACAAGGAAATTCACACAAAACAACTTTACACAGGGTCAGGTTGGACCATTCCTAGCAGGTAGGGGAGAAACACCCATCTACAAGGCAGGTTTAGAGACCTGTGAAAATTTTTTATGTTTACCACAAGGTGGTCTAACCAAACGTAAAGGTTTCAAATTTATTTCAGCACATCCAGATGATGCCACCACACCGGATGGTTCAACAACTTTGAACACCATAGGGTTCCATCCAAAATCAAGGATGTTGCCTTTCAAATTTTCAGATGGACAGGAATACGTGGCCTTGATAGAACCGCAGGACACCACAATATCCAGCAACGCTAGGATACACATATTTTACAACGACGTCAGGATCGTCAAACTCACAAACGGCACGGACGGCAACGTGATACCCATAGACACCGACAACATAGACGAGATCAGGTTCACACAGAGTTTTGACTACATGATCATGGTGCATGCGGACATGCGACCCATAGAATTAGTGAGGGGTGCTACCAACACGGACTGGACCTGCACTTATCTAGATTTTGATCACTTGCCGCAGACCAACTTCAATTTTGGTACCACGCTGACACCGGCCAGTGATTCGGGCAACAACGTGAACTTCACGCTGTCGGGTGGCTCATACGCATGGATTGATGCCGCGTGGCCAGATGGACACGTGGGCATGCACATAGACATTAATGGAGGAATGGCAGAGATCAAATCAATTAGCAGTTCAACGGTGGCAGTGTGTGACATCACATACGATCTTGTGGACAACGAGGCCGCTCAAGGACACGAATGGCAGATAGATGCTTTCAGCAATTTGTCAAGCACACTGGGTGGAGGATGGCCCAGATCAGTGTCATTCCATCAAAACAGATTGATATTTGGTGGTAGCAGGGACAAACCACAGACCATATTTGGATCACAGACCGGAGATTTTTTCAATTTTGACAATTACAGCAGAGTGGTTTCCAGTACTGGAAATGTCACTGGAGAGATCACTGACGTATCTGGTTTGCAATTTACCATAGCATCAGACGAATTGAACATCATAAGACATTTGGTATCACAACAATCTCTTTTCATATTCACATCAGATGGTGAGTTTGACATGAGTGGTGAGCCCGTGACTCCCAGCAATATATTAATCCGACAACAAACACGTTATGGTATAGGTGCAGATCGTACACGACCAGTGGTGGTTGACAATGAGGTATTGTTCCCACAAAGGGGTGGCAAAGTGGTCAGGGCATTCGTATACAACTTCAACACAGATGCTTATTCGGCCAAGAACTACAACTTGGTACATCATGACATGCTGTCCGGTTGCAACAATCTTGCTTTCGTAAAAAATTATGATGACACCAACAACAACTTTGTGTTTGCGTTGAACGATGATGGCACCATGGCAGTGCTGGGTGTCAACACAGAATACACCGTTGTGGGTTGGACAAAATGGACCACGAATGGATTTTTTAAAGATCTTTGTGTGGTAGATGACAGTTTATATGCACTGACACAAAGATACAGCAGTGATGGATCAACACTGAACACCAAATTATTTTTAGAAAAACTGACCGAGGACGATGTTTGGCTGGACAGTTATCATTCAACCAGTGCCACGGGACAGAGTTTCACAGGTGCACAGGGATTGGAAGGCAAAACAGTACAGGTCATAGCAGATGGCCAAGTACACCCTGACGTCACAGTCACGGCCGCGGGCAATTTCACATTGACTAGGACCAGTTCAAACACGGCCATAGGACATGCCTACACGTCAACTGCCAAGACATTGCCTGTACAGGTAGCATCGGCAAACCTGACCACGTTGGGAGAGCGTGTAAGGAAAGTTCAATGCGAATTACAATTCAACAATAGCAAATATCTCAAAGTGGACAACTTCATAATACCATTCAAAGAAATTGGCAACAATCTTTTGAACGTACCAGTACAAGCATACACAGGAATGAAACGTGTGCGTTTATCGGGTTGGAGCAGGACACCGCAGGTCACAATGATCAATGACACTGGACTTCCGGTAACTCTGTTGTCCTTGACCACGGAGGTGAAATTTGGTCTCGGCAAAATCCAAGAAGCAGGATAATTTTTTAACACATCCATTGAACAAAAAACATTTTGAGTATGTGATCAATCACATGCGTTGGTGGGATGAAATGGAGATAATGTTACAGGGTTACACTAAAAAAAAGATGTTGGAAATGTTTGACAACTTGCATGGAGTCAGTGCCACATACAAAAATATTCCTTTGTTGTGTGCGGGCTATCAAACTTTTCCCAACATTTATTGGTATTGGTTTTTGGCCACTCCCATGGTAACTGAACATTTTGTTGATATAACTCGACAGGCACGAAATATGATAGAAAAAAACGAACAACAAACACCCAAAGCCAGACACATTGTACAGGTATGGAACAAGCATCAGCATAGCGTAAAATGGCTAAATATTTTAAATTTTAAACCGTTTTCCAGTTTTCAAGTGGGAAATGAACAAATTTTATTAGTCGAGAGGAAACGAAACTAACCATGTGTGCACCAGCAAAAGATATAGCCAAAACAGCATTGATAGGAGCGGCAGTTTATGCCACTGGTGGAGCCGCATTGAGTTCAGTGTTGGCCACTTCAGGTGGTTCAATGGCCGCGGCCGCAACAACAACCGCTACAACAACATCTACACTACAAACATTATACAACGCGGCTAGGATTGGATTACCGATAATCAGTGCCGCTGGTAACATATATCAAGGTTACTTACAATCACAGATATTAAAACAGAAAGCCAACTTCGTCAACTACGAAATTGCCACAGAAGCAGAAGCATTTGCCTTGAGGAAATGGAAGAAAAAAAGAGAGATGAGACAAGCATTGGACAAACAAAGAGCATTGTACGGATTGACCGGGGCCACTATCGAAGGATCACCAACTGATGTATTGGAAGGTACTGCGGCTGATTTCGCGGAAAACATTTATGTGGATGCTTTCAACACTAGTCAAAAAATTATTGGTAAAAAACAACAACAACAAATATTGGAACAAGAATCACAATATGCCGTATTGGGTGGTTTTGTAAATGCCGCAACAGTATTGGGCACAAGAGGATTCATGGATCGTGGACCAAAAACAACAACTACTAATACAGGCAGAGACAGCCTGTTGACAAAATTAGGTGGTATTAGAACAGCAACAGAAGGATCATCATAATGGCCAAAGCAATTAATATTCCAAAATATTCAGGTGGTAATTTAACAGCACAATCTACCTACAGGGCTCCAACACCAGGCACGGGTGCCACAAAAATTGTTTCCGGTTTGACCAAGATAGCCACGGAATTGGACACACAAATGGCCAGTGAAGCCGCATTTGCAAAAGGTGTGGAACAACAACAGAAAGCACTGGAACAAGGTGAAAATTATGTGGGACCAACCAACGCATTCAGTGTGACAGCACAGGCTTACCAGAAAGGTGCCAACACAGCATTCATCACATCAAAAAGCCTAGAGTT